TATAGGGTATTCAATCTCTAATATCTTATCAACTCTTTCTAAAAATAATTTTTTATTAGGATTTTTTGCTAATCTGGATAAAATTAATAACTCTTCATGAAATTCATCCTGTACATCTTTTTTTAATGTAATTGATGAAGGTGCGTTAATAAATTTTACTTTTGGATTTTTAGTATTAATTGCCTTTAAAGAGACAGGAATTACAGTCTTTTTTTCAAATTCTTCATTAAATAAAGTTTTATATGAAGTAAGAGTTAAATTTCCATCAGCAATATGTTTCCTTAATTTATTCTCTAATTTGGATGTTCTTGCATATAAAATTATATCAGCAATCATTACTTTTTCTTTGTTAACTCGGCCAGCATATCCAGATCCACCAAGTTTTTTATATTGTTTTGTAATTGCAGAAACTGATTGAGATTCTAAAAAATATCCTTTTGTGCTATCAGATTTTGATAATCTTAATACATCATATCTATCAAGTCTGACTCCAATATTTTTATATAATGCTCTTCCAGTAAAATATGATACGGCAAACCAATTATCTACAGTTTCATTTGAAACATTTACTAGAGATGGTCTTGGATAATTGTTCGTATAGTCGGTTTTGTTTTTGAATTGAGTTTGGCAATTTTTAATTACACCACTAAATCTTCTATCTTTTGGATTATAAAACATATCAATAAATTCTGCGTAAGTTGCTTTTGGATATTTTCCAACAAAAGCAATACCAACACAGGTTAAAGATTCATTTAATGGAGTTCCTGCTGCCATAACACTTTTTTCAAGTATTTATTTTTATGGAGTTATGGGGAATCGAACCCCAAACCTCCTGCTTGCAAAGCAGGCGCTCTACCAATTGAGCTATAACCCCTCAAGATAATCCTTTTCATTTTGATAAGGAACTACTTTGCCAGACCAAATCTCATATCCTTGAATTAGATCTGGAATTAACCATTGATCAACACGATAACAGTATTGCCAGTTTGCTGGTTGAATACAATTTAATACAACAACGGACCAAAAAGATGTTAAGTGATTGATTAATGTTGTCATTTTGTTATCCCAACGAAGACATTATAAAACTTCCTGACCCAAAAGTCAAGGGGTTGGGTTTTATTATGAATATCAGTCACACATGATATCAAGGATTCTTTCAATCTCTTCTGCAGTGAAGATTCCAGTTGCTTCCAACTCTTCTCTCTTGTCTTCTCTAATACCAGTCTCTTTGTCTTGTCTGGTTTGAGTTCCAACTGCCTTAACTGCTCTGGATCTCAGACTCATTTCCTTTCTGTTCTCTGCCTTGCGGGTAGGACGTGGTGATTCTGGTTTTGATGAATCAGCAGCCATTGAGAACTTTTCATCAACTGCTTCAACTTCTTCTTTCTTCAAGTTTGCTTTGCGATACTCAAGATCAGCACGAGTACCACGATCCATCTTACCCTGAGACTTAGGTTTGGTCTTACCACCTACATCGGGTTGCATACCAGGGTTTGCTGCCTTGACTCTGCGACCATGGGTGTATTCAGCACCCGATTGCTTGGAGTCACCAGAGACCATCTTACCACCCTGAGAACGTGAGTCAGCATACTCTTTGTCAGACTGACCGTGCTTGCCCTTGTAGAGTTCTTCAATTGGAGCATGGACTTGCTTATAAGCCTCTGCCAATTCTCTAAGGTCCTTTGAGTTCATTTTAAAAACCGTTATATTCTGCTAAGAATATTTATAAAAAAGACCCCGTAGGGTCATTCAGATTTAAGTTGTTCTTCAATCTGTTTATCAAGTTCAACGATTGTTTCTCGAATATTAATCACTCGTTCAGGGACACAAGTTGAATCATATGTATAATCTCTTTGTGCCTCAAACAAAACTTGACGGACTGCTGCTGCAGTTTTTATATCAATATTGATAGTAATCACAGGTCTCCCTCCACCATATTTACATCCATTAGTTTATTTTTAGTTGTATCATCTTTTTTTCTAAATTCGTGCAAATCTTTCCAATACTTCAGAACATTTTCTCTCACATTATTGAGTGCTTCTTTACTTTCTTCAGTTTCCTCACTAACTTTCATAGAGGTAATGGTCACTCCACCAGTTTTATTTCTGTAAGAATAGATGACTTTATTAGAACCACCATCAAGTTGTTGTTGAACTCCTTCCATAGTTCCGTGCATTTTTGCTGATGGAACTTTCTCAAAATCTACATTAAGATGTGCGAAAGAATACTTAAGAGTATCAACCTGCATTTTCGTTAAGGTAGTCACAGATCTCCCTCCACACGATTTTCAGAATAGTGAACATCAAAACTGCCACCAGGATAACGTGCCTGAAGTTTCTCAACGTTCATCTCAATCACCTCATCAAAGGTGGTATCGAGTGCCATACATGCCTGAGCAAGATACCAACAGATATCACCCAGTTCACGTTTCATGTGAAAGACGTTCTCCTCACTATAGGGTTTGCCTTGGAAGATCATTTTCTTCACAACTTCAGTAAACTCACCAGACTCTGCAGTCAGACCAAGAGCAGCAGTCAAAAGTTGAGTCACATTACAATCACTCTCAATTTCAAGAGAATTGGTACGAGAAAGAAATGCAGCGTAATCCAAGGAAGGATCACTGGTCACTCCTTTTACAAATTCAATATACTTTTTTGTATCAACTTTAGTCATGAAAATCTGGAATAAATGGTTCTTGATAATTTTGAGGGAGTTGTTGTTGTGTTGGAATCTTTTGACCACCAACTTCAATAAACTCAACATCAAATTCTTTTTCTGTTACATCTTTCCATCCAATGTATTTTTGATTGGGTGGAAGTTGGTTATTAGAAGAAACATCAATGATGTCTCCTAGGTGTGGTTTGAACTGATAGTAATGCCCTTCTCCTCTCATTCCCACAAGAGTTACGGCATCTCTGAGAGTGCCACAGTCAGCAATTTTATTACCAGTTGGATCAAACACTGAGTAGTGACCGTTCAAAACTTAAATCCCTCAAATGATTTCTTTGGTTTTGCTTCCTCATAAGTATACTCTTCTTCTTTACCACTGTCAAGAATATCGTCCTGTGCTGACTGCTCACAATCATAGAGACGCATCTTAGCACGATCAATACCAACTACAAATCTCTTATGAATTGTGGGGTCATTGTACCTATTCTTTAATTGCTTCACCATAATTTGTCCAAGCCCTTCAAGGTCATCTGTAGAAATAAGGGCAAACATAAGATCAGCAGTAGCAGGGAGACCAAAGGACTCACTAGTATCAGTAAGTTCAACATCACTGCTACCATAACCAGAGCGAGTGGTCTGCGTGGCAGAAACGATAGGGACGTTTGCCTCAACAGCCAACCCTCGAAGTTCTTCAGCAATTGCTTTGATATAAGAATATGAATTGACAGTGCTGTTTCCGCGATACCTGCTGGAAGCACATATATTAAGGTAATCAATAAAAATAATATCAGGTCTAAATGACTTCTTAAGTGCAAGCTCATTAAGAAGTGACTTAAAGTGTCCACTGTGTGCTGATGCTGTAGGGTACTCTTTAATAATTAGGGTGCCTTGAGTTTTCTTTGAAAGATTTGTCACCTTGTTCTCAAACATTACCTTTGGAAGATCTACGATCTCTTGGATCGGGACGTTGAGAAGATTGGAGTCAATTCTTTCAGCAATTCGTTCCTCTGCCATCTCAAGTGTGATATAGAGAACGTTCTTTCCCTGCAGTAGGACGGAACTAGCCACATGGCACATGAATAGGCTTTTTCCGACACCCGTACCAGCAAGAGCGATATTGAGAGTCTTATTAGGCAGACCACCTTTTGTGATCTTGTTAAAGTATTCAAGATCGAAAGAGATTTTTTCCTCTTTTCTATGATATGTCTCGTAACGTGCTTCATAGTCTTGAAGATAATCGTGACCAATGTGAGTGTCAAAAGATACTGCAAGAGCATCTGATAAAATACTAGGGATCGCATCACGATCCTTCTTCTCATTCTTTCCATCTGCAAGTGCGATGGATTCCATCAGTGCCAAATAGATGGCACGATCACGACACCACTTCTCAGTGGTATCAACTAACCATTCAAACTCAGTAGGAACATCCTCAAGATAACTAATGAGTTTTGTAATCTCATTAAAAGTTGTGTCATTAATATCTTGGCGTTTCTCTACCTCAATACAAAGAACTTCTTTAGTAGCAGGTTGATTATATTCCTGCACAAAATTAAGGACTTCCTCAAACACAATCTTTTGATGAGGATCTTCAAAGTAATCTGCTTTAATAAAAGGTACTACCTTTCTAAGATACTCTTCATTGTAAATCAAGTTACGAAGAATAAGGATTTCAACTTTGTCCATGTGGTATATCAAAAACGAATGTTATCCTTGTTTCATCACCGACATTCACCGTGCCGTGAGGAAGTTTGTTGTTAAACCAAAGAAGAGTTCCTGGTTCTACAATGACAGTTTCTTTGCCGCAGAAATATTGATACCTTCCCAGTATAGAAAGGTGATACCTGTTTCTGCTCAGGTAGTAAGTACCTTCGTCAATGTGTGCCCCCACAATCTCATCTACAGGAAGTGAAAGAAAACCGCACCGATGAATTTCTGCTTTCTTAAAATGCTTGCGTATGATCTTTCTGATCTCACTGTGATGCGTATAAGCAGGAGTTTTAATGTTGATCTCAGAGTCTCCCACAAAATCATCTTTGTGTTTGACACCACCCATTATAAGTTGAAGTGCGCTAACTGGCAAGTCAGCAAATCCTCTATCAACTAAGGATTGAGATCCTTCCAGAGTTTTCTGGTGATCCCAATCCTGTGGATATTTCTTTAGTTGTTGTACGACTTTAGATACATTGATTCCAGTCTTGAGAACTTTAATCATGAACCGTAACTAAACTCCTCACGGGCAATTTCATCAAGTTGTTCCATTACTTCTGGAGTGAAATATACTTCGGGTTCTTTGAGAATTGCTTTAGCATAGACTTTTTTGCCGTCAATCTCATATCGTCCTGCAACGTTCTTCCAGAGACCGCCAATCTCACCGAGTTCAAGAAGACCGTAATAACGATCAAGACCACGCTCATCGTAATACAGACGCACCGTAACATCCTTGTTCTCCTTACTCAAACGCGACTTAGCAGTCTTAGCTTTGATAAGATTGCCGACCACTTCTGTTCCATCTTTTTCTTTCTTTTTGCTGAGATAAATGATCGTACTTGCTGCGTATTTGAGTCCAGAACCTCCCCCCATTTCTTTTGTTGGTACGTAAGCTCCGATGACATCGTATGTATGATTCGTGACAATGAGTGGAACATTTGCTTGTCCTAGTTTAAGTGTGAGCATTCGGAATGCACCTTTGACCAGTTGGGATTTGGTCATGTCACGAACTTGTTTGTCGTTCAGTGCGTCAGTAATCTCCTTCTCTGTGGAAAGCATACCCAAAGAGTCTAACACAAACATACAAGGTTTGCGTTCTTCTAAGGGTTTCTTAAGGTATATATCTACTGCTTTAAGTGCTTTACTACGGAACTCTTCAATAGTAACAACATTAACAACAACCAAACGATTTAGGTCAATACCACGAGATTCTATGAGTGATTTATTAATAGCTGCCTCAGTATCAAAATAGAGACAATACCCATCGGGATTGGAATCAAGAAAATTCTTAACAACGGCGAGTGAGAAGAAAGTCTTTCCAGTAGAAGACTCTCCAGCAATAGCAGTAATCTTATTGCCAGATACACCGCCAAATATACTACCTGAAACCAGTGCATTAAAAATGTACGAACCTGTGTCAACATAAGTTTCAGTTTCATCAATATCAGAAGCAACTTTAGTAAAGTCGTCTCCAATTTCTTTTACAATTTCTTTTAAAAAATCCATTACAGTACAAATCCAAATTGTTCACGGGCAATCTTTTTATAAGCACCACCAGGATTCTCCTCACGGATTTCTTTGATGGTCTTTAGTTTTTGATACAAAGAAGAATCACCACCAAGAGTCAATGCATTCACAATGGTGGCAAGTTCTTTATCGTTAATAGGCAGTTCCATTAGGAGAAAAATAGTTCCAGATTTACAGTTTTTTCCACATTCCAACCAATCGCATCAAGGATTGCCTTCAGAGGTTCTACAAAACTCTTTTCAAATTGTAGGTCATAGTCGATATACTTGTCAAGATTAAGTTCAGTAGGGAAATCCTGAATGAATGAGATAATGTTCTCGTGGATAATATTTGGTTTTTTAAGATAACAAAATTTAATCTTCTCACCATTTTTAATGAGAGAATACTTATTGGTAAGTTTTTTCTCTTTAATATAGTGATTGAACAAGAGGGCACCACGAATATGAATTGGTGTTCCTTTGATGTAGATTTCAGAAGAACCTTTGTACTTAGCAACATCAGATGCAGATCGTGGAAAAGAAATCTGCTCTGGGGGCAACTTCTTAAACTCTTCACGAGACTTGTCGATGAATGAAATCACATCATCTTCAGTACCAGTCATCATAAGTTTAAGGGCATCCTTGATCATCTTCCTACAAGGTGCAGGTGTAGAAGATTTAACTGCTTCAATGCCCATCATCTTCAGTTTGGGTTCTGCATAAGCAACACCTTCACTGTTCCATACATTAAGAATATACCTCTTTTTCGCAGTCCAGATACCACGATCAGCAATATTCTCACGTTTCATTTGCATCTTTTGGTCATATGCCGAAACGTAATCCGCCAGATCCTGATAGCACCCCTCAATGTACGGTTCCAGTTTGTCTTGGCAGATCTTATCAAGTAACTCCACAACCTTTGTTTTATCGTTAGATTTAGAAGCAAAAAATTTATCAACAAGAGGTCCAAGATTAAGATAAATTGAATCTGTGTCAGATGCAATAACGTAATCCTCTTCGGTTGTAGACAACAGTTTATTTAGATATTGGTTCATCTTACCCTCAATCCAACGGATAGAGACTTGACCAGAAAGCGTAATCGCTTCCGCATTGGCCAGTTTGTAATAACGGAAATACTGATTACCGATTGCACCATAAGCAGAGTTGAGTGAAATCTTTTTAGCCATCTGGATATTGTTGCAACGGGCAATCTCTTTTTCCAGTGCTTTAGTAGGAGTCTTTTCATATTCTTGTTTTGCAGCAAGCATCTTCTTCTTGAAGATTACACGGTCACCATACATCTTCTCCATGAGTTCTGGCAAAAATCCACGAACGTCTTTACGGAACATCGCACCATTGGCACAGACAGCATTATCTTTATACAACTCAAAGTTTATCTCTTCATTAAGAATTCGATCAACTGTTGCTGTTGGATGCCTCTCATCCAGGAGTGTCTCTGGTGAGATGTTGTATTGCATAATCAAGTGTGGGTACAGAGAGTTAAGGTCAAAAGACACAACCCAATCATACTTTCCAGGAATCGGTTCCTTGACATATGCACCCGCATACTTTTCGTTCTTGTCGGAACGAATTTTAGGTGGGATAACAATGTCTCTCTTCTTAAGATAATTGTAGATAATATTGTCCCACATTCGAACCTGATAGAACACATCTGCATAGTTGACTTTAGCGTCATATGCCATAGTCAATGCAAGTTCAATCAGTTTCATCTTGTCTTCCAGACGGTCAACAAGTTCCACGTCAACGATGTTGTATTCAATAAACTTCTGCCATCCCTTTGTGTAGAAGTCTTTAAAGGTATCAAACTCAGAGTGGTCAAGCTTCTTCTGTCCCAGTTCTACTTCAGCAATGTAATCAAGACGATATGATTCCTGTGCCTTGTAAGTGAACTTCTTGTACAAATCAAGATAATCAAGTTGAGTCAGTCCACCAACATCAAAGACGGTTTGTTTTCTACCTTGGACAAAAACTTCACCCTCAGTCACAAGACCCCAAGGTGAGAATCTCTTCATCAACTTTTCACCTAAAACACGATTGAGTCGTTTGCAGATGTAAGGAATGTCATACATCTGAATGTTCCATCCAGTAATTACATCGGGAACATCAACCATCCAATAGTTGATAAAGTTACTGAGAAGTTCATGCTCACTGTGGCAATTGTAGTAAGTCACATTCTCTTGCTTGTTGGCAAAAGGTTTGACCCCCCAAGTGGTAATCTTCTTAGTGTTGTAGTCCTGAATAGTAATCGCAAGAATCTCTTCCGATGCAGATTCTACATCAGGGAATCCTTGTTCAGAAGCAACCTCAATATCCAGAGTGACAAGTTTGATCTGACTAATGTCAAACTTAATTTCATCCTCTGGATACTTTTCTGAGATGTATTGATAGATATATCGATCATTTCCATAGATCTCAAATCCATCAACCTCATCATACTTTTTGTAAAACTCACGACAATCCCGAACTGTGCCAGGATGTACTTCTTCTACAGGTTCTCCACCTAATGTTCGATACTTTGAATCTTTCTTTGATTTCACATACAGAGTAGGGAAAAACTCATCCCTGTGCTCATACCTCCTTCCATTTTCAACTCCCCGAACGAGGAATTGATTTCCAATCAACTGAACATTAGTGTAGAAACGCATTACTTAGTAAGATCTTCGTATTTTTCAACAAGAGTGGGCATGGGTTCTGTGATCGTAAGGATCTTATCAGAACTAATCATAAAAACGTCTTGACGGGAAACATTTATTAACCAGGGTTCTAAAGTTCCGTCTTCTTTGTAGACAAATGGATTGGTCAACTTACAGTCTGGTTGACCAATATCGGCACCCACCTCATCAATCTGACTGATCAGAATCTGATTGTTCGTCAGTAGAATTGCTTTGATTGTTTTTTCCATACTTTACAATGTCCTCAATGTACATTTCTTTTAGTTTAGCAGTTGGTTCAACCATAGTGACCACCCAGTCAGCAGGAATCGGAATAGTTTCTTCTGCAGACAAAGGAATCCAAGGAAATAAGGATACTTCATATCCTGCCTTCTTTGTATTACCAACACTATCATTTGGCAATACATTGGGGTCCCTCATCTTAATAATACAAGGACGATTTAAATAGTATCCAACTACTCTCCTATTTTCATCTTCCCCATAAGTCATTTCCTTGAGGTCTGCGATCATATCTTCACCAGACTTCAATAGTAAAAGTTTAATTGCCATAGTGTATTCTAACCTCCACATATTTTAGCAATAAAAAAGAGGGGAGTCAACTGGATTTTGCCAGTTCCCCTCGTGGCATAGCACCGACGATATTCAGTTATATTTATAGATAATCCTTACGTTGGTGATGCTCAGGAACAATCTTACCAAGAACAATACTCAGTAACCCATCCTCAAAAGTAACTGATCTAACTTCCGTGTCGTCACTGAGAGTCCAGGCTCGTGTAAATGACCGTTGAGCCAGACCTTTGTGCAAGTATTCTGTTTCCGTTTCTTTATCTTCTTTTTGACCCTCAATAAACAATTTGCCATCTTGGGTGTAGACATAGACCTCCTTCTTCTTAAATCCTGCTAATGCAAGTTCAAGTCGGGATTCTACATTACTGACCTGAACTAGATTGTATGGGGGATAATTTGTCGTTGTTTCGTGGAGATTAAACAAACGATCAAAGTATTCGTCCATACCAATACTATTTCTATTTATCCGATCCAACAGTTGATTCATGTTGGCAGCATTATACTTCATGAGGTTAGTCATTTTAGTAACTCCTTTTTAAGCGAGGTTTGATTGTGTGGACCCTTTCGGCATCCACTACTAATTATACAAGAAACGAAAAAAAGAGGTATCGGTAAAACCGAACCTCTTTATAGGGTGTTCCGACTTGTAGAGTGCCGCACGAATGGCACACTACTATTTATTCTGCTTCTTGGGGTTTTCCCTTCTTACCAATGTTATACTTCTGCTCAAGGATCCATTCACCCTTGTCTTTGTAAGCAAGCACCTTAATTTGATTCAGAGGAGCAATATCCAACACAGAATCTTCTTTAACGACGGTGATCAGTCCCCAGTCAGCAAGAAGACGTGCGATACGATTACGTCTCTGAACATCATTCACAGTAAGGTTAGCGTGCTTGCCATCAAGGGCAAACAATTCCTTAAAGTGGACGATAAAATATCTTCCCTGTTTGTGCAGGATGTGGCAAGATTGATAGAGTTTCTTTTCCTTGCGTGACGCAACTCCGATGCGGGTCAGTGTCTCACGAACTTTGAGAAAATCATCAGGTTCATTGAGGAGCACCTCCACCATTTGATCCTGAGACCACTGAACTGTGGGTTCTACCGTAGTACTCATTTTGTTCCTCCAATGTCAAGTCGTTGTTTAATAAAGTTAATCTGTTCTTGTGTAAGAATTTTCAGAGCCTGTGATGCCTTCTCATTACTATAACCATAGTATTGTTTGACACATTCTAAATCCTGGATTTTATCCTTTCGGAGCCAAGGAGAGAATCTCTTTCTTTTCCTCAAAGTATTTAGATAAAATGAATATTGCATATCTTTATCTAAGTAATGATACTTATTCATTTCATTAGCATACATCACACAATCCAAATGCCCTGACAAGCAACGATTGACAATGTATGGGGGATAATCTTTTGTGTATTCAGTTAGATCTTCTTTGTTGAAGTTAATGGAGTTTAACCAATCTTTCAGTTCCACAGTTCTGCCTCCAGAGGATTCATAGGAACGATCGGGTAGTTAGTTACCAACAACTCCGTCTTGACATTATCATCAGTTCCTTTATCACCGCGATGTGCCATAGAATAACGCAACTTCCAATAAGTCAACTCATAGTCCTTGTAGAGTTCTTCTAAACGTTCATTAACGTTGTAGGTAATCATGAACTTATGAGGACACTTGTAGACGTTCTCTGCAAACTCATCATGGTCGAATGATTTATGCATCTCACGATTCTTTCCATAAAGAAAGTCTTTGATGTCGTAAGGAGGATCAAGAAATACAAACGTATTCTCAGGACCATCTGCATTCATCACTTCAGAATAATCAACGTTAGTGATCTTCCAGTTCTTGATGAGTTCAGAGAACTGCTTGAGTTTGTCAGCACCGACCAAAGAAAAGTTAGAGTTAGCAGCAGTTTGTGAAAAAGTGCTATTTTCGGTAAGACCAGAGAAACTACACTTATTCATGATGAAGAAAGCAACTGCTTTCTGAAAGTCATCATAAGTATCAATCTCAGCAGCATACTGATTGAATAAGTCCTTAGCAAACTTATCCTTCTCTTCCTGAGTGCCACTCTCAAGCATCTTCTCTTTCTGCTCTCTGACACTCTCAGAGAGGTCTTGACCATTATCACGTAGTTGTCTCCAGAAGTTGTAGAGAGGCACGTACAAGTCATTAATCCACACTGGGATGCCTGGATTGGACTTTGTTACGTCGATAGCAATTGAACCCCCACCAATAAAGGGTTCACGATACTCTGTAATAACTTTGGGATACCATGCTGACAGAGTTTTGATGGCTTTGGATTTTCCACCAGGATAACGAAGAGGGGTTTTCAGTGCTTTCATTTATATTCTACTGATTTGGAATCAAATTGGAGAGCAAGTTGAACGGTGTCAAGAATTCTATTCAGAGACGATGCATAGATTCGATAACCAGTTCCAACATACAGTTGTCCCATAACAACAGCAATTGTAGCAGTTCCCCAGAAATAATAATAGAACCTTGACTTAACTTGTGCTTTCAGTTTTTCTTTTTTCATGATCATACAATCAGTTTTTTCTTATCTGGAGTAATCAGTTTACTGCCAAACATCTCATTGTATTTCTTAGAAACGTCTTCCTGAACAGGAACAATATAGATAACATGTGTTTTGGAAACAGTGATCTCTGGATTATCTTGGTCAATCACTGTTGCCCAAGGAGCAAATCCTACACCAGTATTTGTGGGAAGAACAACCAGACCATTCTTGAGAGTCACAGTATCATCAGTTTCAGAAACAAGTTCTGCAATGACTTCCTCACCAGTAGTGATACGAAACAGTTTTACATTAATCATTTGAATTCACACTCCACCATAATTTCGGTTAGACAAGCAAGCATATTTATCTCTTGGTCGGCTACGAATGCCATTTGATACTGATACTTAGCAAGAGTAAGAACAGCAGCAGGAATACTATTAGGGACCATGGAATCATAACAAGCATCGTAAATACGACGCAGAAGTACAGAAGTATCATTGTCCAGATTATTGACGACCCACTTACGTACTTCAGGAAAGTCCTTTTCCTTAAGTTTTTTAACCAAATCATTTACCTTTACATCACTGAAGGTTGCAAGAATACCAGTGTCAATCTTACCACTTGAAGAGTAACGTTGGCACTCATTAAGAACACGTCTCCAATCGGGGAAGTGTTTATTGATCAATTCTACCAGGACCTTGTTATCATATTCAACACTTTCTGCAGCCAAGATTTCTTGGATACGTTTGAAGAACTGTGCTGCAAGTTGAGGTTTGTTTTTGGAGTTGGTAGAAAAGTCGATACAGGCACATCGAGAGTGGAGGGGTTCGATGATCTTGTTCTTGAAGTTGCAGGTGAAGATGAACCTGCAATTACCACTAAACTCCTCAGTAAACGCCCGTAGTAGGAGTTGTACATCATTGGTCGTGTTATCTGCCTCATCAATGATGATGACTTTGTGTTTTGCAGTCGAAGCAAGTGAGACGGTCGAAGCAAAGTTTTTCGCAGTATTTCGGACGGTATCAAGGAATCTTCCTTCATCGGATCCATTGATGACATAAACATCTACTCCTAATTCGTTGCATAGTGCTTTTGCTACGGTAGTCTTACCACACCCAGCAGGTCCTGCAAGGAGTAGATTTGGAACTTCCCCCTTATCTAGGAAGTCTTGAAAAGTTTTTTTAATATTCTCTGGGAGAATACAATCTTCAATAGTTTTGGGACGGTATTTCTCCACCCACAAAAATTCATCACGCATAATCAAATCCAATCAGGTTTACGGTGGGGCAACCGAATATAATTATCGCACACCCACGGTTTAGAAGCAATGTACATTTTATAAGCAGTGAATGTATCAATGCGGTCATCATATTTGTATTCGTCAGGCATTGCCCGTGCGAATGGTGTTGTTTCCTTTCCACTGCGTCCTTGAGGATCAGCATATGGAAAGATTTCTCTTGCAGC